GGATCTCTCCGATGTCGAGGCTGCGCTGGTCGCTGCTATTTTGGGCTTGGCGCAGGTCAATGCGGAAGGGTGTCCGATCCTTGGCGGCAGTGTTGTGCGGGTGTTCCGGGGCGGACCGCCGGTGAGTGCGCTGGTGGTGGATCGCGCGACGGGCATCGTGGAGATCAGCGTGTTTCCGGTGCCAAATGCGACGCGCGACACGACAAGATGGGGCGTGCAATCGACGACGCTGAGCATTGCCTCCGGCCTGAGCGCCACGATGAGCGGGCAGAGTGCCACATTTTCGGGTACGGCGCTCGGCGGTGAGCTGGCCGGTCTGCTGGTGAATGATCAGCCCTTTGTCTATCAGGCGCAAGCCGGTGATAGCGCGGCACTGGTGGCTGCGGCCTTGGCCGACCAGGTTCGCGTGACGCAGATATGTTGGCTGCAACAATCGACGTTGACGATACCGGGCGCTGTGACCCTGGTGGCGCGGACGACCGGCCTGGCCGCCGTGTTGCAGGAATGGGCGCGGCAGGAACAGGAGTTCCGGATTTCCGTCTGGGCGCCATCGCCTGCGGCGCGGGATCGCGTTTGTGGCGCGATCGGATCGGCCCTCGCACAAATTGCCTTTTTGACGCTGGCGGATGGATCGGCCGGGCGATTGATGTATCGCAAGACAGCAAGCTTTGACGACGACCAGGTGGCGTCGGTTTACCGGAGAGAGCTGGTCTATGATGTGGAATACGGCACGACCGTGACGATCCAGACGCCCACGATGCTGTTCGGTGATTTGGTCTATCATGGCACGCCGACTTATGTTTGAGGGAGTATTTCGCCCATGAGCGGTGCGCTGGTGGTGGTCCGCCCATTCGGACCGCATAAGGTTGGGGATTTGATCACGGCGACGGCTTCGATGCGGGCGGCCCTGGCGGGCGAGCACGCGCGTGATGTCGTGACGATCCAATTTCCGGTGCCGACACCGCCGCGGGCGAAGGAGAGCTGAGCATGACCATTTATCAGCAAGGCAGCATTAATACAGCGGCGCTGGTGGTGCCGGATCTGTATGTGCAGATTGTTGCGCCGCAAAATCTGGTGTTGAACGGGGTTCCGACGAATCTGATCGGACTCGTCGGCACGGCCAGTTGGGGACCGGTCAATCAACCCGTCGTTGCGGGATCCATGGCCGACTATGCCGCGGCCTTTGGGCCGGTGGTTGCGCGGCAGTATGACATGGGGACGCATGTCGCGACCGCCGTGCAGCAGGGCGCGACGGGCTTCCGGTGCGTGCGGGTGACGGATGGGACGGACACCGCGGCAAGCTACAGCATTGGCTTGAGCAATGGTACCTATGCCGCGCTGCTGACGGCACGCTATACGGGATCGCTCGGCAATAGCATCACCTTCTCGATTTCCAACGGGTCGCAGGCCGGGACCTATAAGCTGACCATAGCGATGCCGGCAATGCTACCGGAGGTTTATGACAACCTGCCCGCAACGCCACCAGCATCGTTCTGGGCGGCGCTGGTGAGCGCGGTCAATAATGGCACGGGGCCGCTGCGACGCAATTCAAAGCTTGTGGTTGCGACGCCAGGATCGGCCAACACAACGGCGCCCATGACCACGTCCCAACCGCTGCAGCTCCTGGGCGGCACTGACGGCGCCGGGGCGATTACCGCCGCGACACTTGTCGGACAGGATGGGATTCCGCGAACCGGGATGTATGCGCTACGCGGGCAAGGCTGCAGCATAGGGGTTCTGGCGGACACGGACGACCCAACGCAGTGGCTGACGCAAGCGGCTTTTGGCGGCTCGGAAGGCGTATACATGATATTGACCGGGCCGCCGGGGGACACGATTAATAATGCGGTCAACGTTATTCAGCAGACCGGATTGAACGCGACGTCGGCAAAACTGATGTTCGGCGACTGGATCTACTGGTCGGACCAGACCAACGGCATGATCCGGATCGTGTCGCCGCAGGGCTTCGTGGCAGGGCGGCTTGGGAATTTGTCGCCGGAGCAATCCAGCCTGAACAAGCCGCTATATAGCATCATTGGATCGCAGAAATCGGGGGTGCCAGGCAGCGGCCAGGCAGCGACGTATAGCGAGGCGGAACTGCAGACGCTGTTCCAGGCGGGCATCGACGTCATCGCGAATCCGCAGCCGGGCGGCGCCTATTGGGGCGTGCGCTGTGGCCATAACACCTCCAGCAACCCGGCCGTGAATGGCGACAATTATAGCCGGATGACGAATTTCATCGCGGCGACGTTGGCGGCCGGCATGGGGCCGTTTGTCGGGCAAGTGATCAACAGCCAATTGTTCCAGCAAATCAGGGCAACCCAGTTGAGCTTTCTGCAAAATTTGCTGGCGCAGGGGATATTGGGCACGAATAGCGCGGGGCAGTTGCCATTCTCGGTCATTTGCGACGGCACCAATAATCCGCCGAGCCAGACCAGCCTGGGTTATGTGCAGAGTGACGCGCAGGTGCAGTATCAGGGCATCAATGAGAAGTTTATCGTGAATGTCGAGGGCGGCCAAACCGTGGTCGTGCAGCAGCAGATCCTGCCGAGCTCGTGAATGAGGCAAGGTTGGGGGAGACGTGCCGTCCCCCCCAAACCCCCCGTCATTCTTTAGAATAGGGTGGTCGGCACAGCCCGCACCATAGGACGACGGGGGTTTGGGGGGGACGGCACGTCTCCCCCAATTCTTAGGCCGTGCCTTCATCTCCAGTGATCAGCAAACGGGAAAGAGCCGATCATGCCCATTAATTCATTCTCCATCGGCCGGGACTGCCAGCTTGTGATCATGGGTCCATTCGGCCGGGTCGATCTGAGCTACGTGACGGGCTTTGAGAGCCGGCAACTGACGCAGTCGGTGCGGCTCGACCGCCTGGATGGCGTGCCGATGGGGGCGGAACTGCCAAAGGGCTGGGAGGGTAGCTTCGAGGTTGAGCGGGGAACGAGCACCGTCGACGACTTCATGGCTGTCGCGGAGCAGGCGTTCTTTACGCAGGGCAATTTGCCGGCCGGGACGATCTATCAATATATTCAGGAGGTCGATGGCTCGACGTCAACCTATCAATATAGCGGTGTGGTCTTCAAGGTGAGCAATTCCGGCACATGGCGGGGCGACGCCGCGGTGAAACAGAGGCTGGAATTCTTTGCGACGCAGAGGCAGCGGATCTGATGATGACGCCATCCGGACGATTGCTGGCGGACGCCGCCCGAATATATACGGCTGTCGATGCATCCGGCCGGCGCGTGACGTTTCGACGGCTCGATGCCCTCGATCGGCTAAGGCTGTTCAAGGTGCTGGGGTCCGAGCTTTCGCTGAATGCCCCCTATCTCGGCATGGCCCTGCTGGCGTGTTCCGTTTCGGCAATCGACGACGTGCCGGTGCCACCGCCAGTGACCGAAGACCAGCTGGAGTCGCTGGTTCGCCGATTAGGCGATGACGGCATCGCGGCCGTGGCCGATGCCTTGGACGCGGCGGACCGCGCGGAGGCGGGCAAGGCCCAACCGGGAAACTGAGCGGGCACGCCGATCTGGTCGATAGCTTGTATCTTGTCCGGAACGGCGTGCCTTTTGATGTGGCGTTTGCCTTGCCGGCGCCGGAACGGTTAGCCTGGGTTGTCGCGCTGGGGCAACTCGATGGCCATGTGTTTGACTGGGCAGCGATGTCGTGGAGCAGCAATTAGCTGTGGGACCGCGTGCGACGTGGGAGGAAAGCTTGGAAGAGGCCGCCGAACCCGGTCGCAGGCTGGCGATGCGCCTCCGTTTGCCGGAGAGTTTGGACCGCGGTCACCGTGCGGTACGAGCTGCCCTGGATGCGTTGTTATTCCATCGCGTGAGCCGATTTGCTCCTGCGGACGCTGCTGGAATGAGGGCGCGGGCGGTGCCGGTGCAGCGTGGCGGTGCCGGTCACACGGCGGCAGCGCGAGACGGCTGGGATGGACAGCTACCAGGCACGGCATCGCGGCAGTTCGATCATGGCCAGGCGACCATGCGCGACACGCCTTCGCTGGGGTCGGACGCGCTGCGGCCGGACGCAGGACCCAAGCCCGACACCATGGACGGGCGCGGCATTTCTGTGACGCAGGCGGCATCGCCGCGAACCGGCCGGCCTGACGTCACGCGGAGCAGCCAGCAACCAGCTGGCGGCGCGGTGAACCGGGTGAAGCTTCATTGGCATAGTGGCCCCGGCCAACCGGCTGTTGAAAGACGGGCGCCGCCCACGATGGCCGCCGGTCTGAGTGCCGGGGCAACGCCGCCCAGCGCGGTGACGCGAGAGCGTGCGGGCCCAACCGGTGGGGAGGGGCGCAATCCCCACCCCTGGACGCACCTGCCTGGTGCCGCACCGGGAGCAGGCGGAGGCGGCCAACACGCTTTGCGTCATATCCAACTCGCCATCGCCCAGGCAGCCAAGGCACAAACGGGGACAAGCCCAGGAGACCATGGCGCAGACTCGTGGCCACCGCAACAACCTTTGACAAAAGCGATGGCGCCGATCGGGTGGGCCGACCGTCCTACGACGGTGACACCTGCGCCATCCGTATCGGCGCTGCCTGATCCAGCTTGCCGCTCGGGTGCGGGAACTGGATCCCAGGGTGCCGGCATCTGGCCCGGCGAGACGGGGAATTCCGGGACGGGCAGCGGCACTGCTGAGCGGCAGGGACCAACGCAAGGTGATGTTTATCTGGATGGAAGGCTGATGGGGAGATGGATGGCACAGTCACTCGCCGCGGAGGCTGGGCGGCCGGCCAGCGGCAGTGCCGGGTTTGATCCTCGGCGCAATGTATTTCCGACGGGTGCCATGATCGGAGGCTGACCATGGGATTATTCCTGGGCAGTGTGTTCCTGGACGGATTCGAGATTGCAGCCCGAATTACGTTCGGTGGTGCGCAGGCCGTGGCCGTTCACAAATTGCCGGGCGGCACGCGCGTGATTGACGCGATGGGTGCCGATGACGCGGTCATCGCCTGGCACGGAATTCTTTCCGGCAATGACGCCACGGACCGGGCCCGGGCGCTTGATGCCTTGCGCATCGGTGGGCTCGCAACGCCACTGTCCTGGGACGTCTTCTCGGCGACCGTTATTGTATCTGAGCTGAAGCTGGAATTTTGCAATAGCTGGTGGATCCCGTACCAGATCGCGTGCACTGTGCTGATTGGAACGCAGACGGCGACAGCGGCGACAGCACCGGTCACGTTGCTCGCCGACATTGTCGCGGATCTGAACCTCGCGGCATCGGCTCCGGGGGTTGCTTTAGCGCTTGCGGCGGTCAACGCGGCGGGTGCCACTGTGGCGGGAAGCCAAGCTTACGCAGCCGCTTCCTCGGCGCTGACCAGCACGGGCGGCAGTATTACGGCCGCGATCGCCAGCACCGAGCCGGGAATGACGACGACGGACCTGCCAAGCCTGGTGGCAAGCGCCGGCTCGCTCGCATCGCTGACTGCCGCGTCCGGGTATGTCGGGCGTGCCACGACCAATTTTCTTGATGCGGGTTTCTAATGCAAACGCTGACCGTCTGCGGTGGCACGCTGTTTGACGTGGCCTGTCGGTATTTGGGTGATGCTGCGCAATGGGACGCGATTGCGAGCCTGAACAACATCAACGATCCGTGGCTCAGTGGAATTGTGACACTCGTGATCCCTGATGACACCGGTGGGGCGTCTCGTGTCGGGTAGTCATTCGCGACAGCCGCTACCGGCGGTGTTCTTGAATGGCACCTATGTCGAGGGCGTGATCGAGGCCGAGATCGAATCGAGCAGCTTCTTTGCGGCCGATCGCTTTCGTATCCGTGCAGCGCTGAATGGCGCGGGGGCGGCCATCTGGTCCAGTGTTCCACTACTGACGGAAGTGCAGATTGGCCTTGCCGGTCAATGGGCCAGCCTGATTACGGGCAACGCGGACACCGTTTCCATTGATCCCATTCGCGGCGAGGTCCACACCAACGGCCGAGACCTGGCAGCAATGTTCGTGGACACCCAGATCGATGAAAGTTTCGAGAACCAGACATCGAGCGAGATTGCGACGCTGCTGGCGAGCCGGCAGGGGCTGACGGCCGCGGTGACACCGACCCAAACGCTGGTTGGA